ATCGGGGTGTCGAAACGCACCGACCACGTAGCGATATAGGAGCGCATAGATCGGACGGTAGCGAGTCTCTCCGTCCCGTTCGGCGAGAATCTTCGGTTGCGTGGTGTGCACTGCAGCGTGCACTTGCCAGCACGGGAGAAAGAGAGGTGGTCGCATGAAGGGCCGTGCCCGCGCGCGGAGCACGGTCGAGAAGGCGCTTACTGACATCGACATCCGCGAGGACGAGTCGGCAATCGGACGGCTGGGCGAGGCCGCGGCGTTGCTCGCGGACGCGACCGAGGATACCGAGGCGGACCTGCCGGAGTTCGAGGAAGTGCTCGCGGGCGACGGGGAAGGGGGTGACTGACGGTGGCCGAACATCGCCACTGCTTGATTTGCGACCGACATGTCAAGCGCACCTGCGAAGGCGGACAGTGCCAGCAGTGCGGGCGCTGTAACGTCCAGCGTGCAGTCAGGAGTGGTCGGCAATGACAGACAGAGAACTGTGGGAATATTCCAAGCAGGCAGACCTCGAAAAACCACCTACACTCAACCACACTCCCAATGGATACGTTAGATGGCAGTCTACCCACAAAGGGCGGAGAGAGGTCCTATACGTACATCAGCTGCTGGCAATAGCAGAGGGTGAGGACCCGCACGAGGTCTTTTCATCCGATAACGATGTCCATCACGGGCCAGTAGAGATCCCCTGGGCAAATTGGCCCGGGAACGTTTCTGTCATTTCGCGCGGGGAGCACATCACACACCATCGGTACGACCCGGACGCACCTTACCGCGACCCAGAGCGGTTGGAGAGGGTATACAACCGGATTGGAGCAGACGGCTTGTCCTCTCTTTGGGATTGCAGCGAAGATACCATCTATAGATGGCTGGAGGAGTTCGGAATCCCAAAAACGGGCGCTAGAACGGCCAGAAGCGACGAAAAATGGTTAGAAACTCTCGGGTGGACGGAGATGGTTCGGAACACCGACAAGCCGAAGTCCGAAATCGCAAAGTCGGTCGGGGTAGCGCCCGACACGTTCCGCACCCGACTCCGTAGGAGCACGGAGAAACACCGCGAAGAGCGCAACCGAAAGTTCCGGGTCGGTGGTCCGGCGTGATCGATGCGGCGTCGCTCGAACTCGCCGCCTGGCTGTCCGTCGGCGCGGTCGGTGCGCTCGCGGCGTGGATGCTCGTGTGGACCGCCGCCTGCCGCGGCGGGCGGTTCGCCGAGCGTCGCGTCGCGCGGTGGCACGAGGGCGGTGATCGGTGGTGAGCGACGTGCTCGAAGTCGCCGAGTATGGCGACCTCGCTGCGCGGACCGACTTCTCGCGGCGCGAGATCGACACGCTCGTCGGGCTGCTTGACGAGACCGACGCGCGGTATCTCGTCCTCGAAGAATGGCTCGTCGGGGAGAAGCCCATCGAGCCGATGGATGGCTGGGTGCGGCTGTTCCGCGTCAAGTACCTGCTCGATGAGACCGACGACGCATGGTGCGTTCGCGTCGGCGAGGAGGAGTGCTGGGTGCCCAAATCTCAGTCAGTGCTCCTGGCTCTCGCCGACGGCGCGGACGCGGTGAGCACGCCGTCGAAGACGCTCACCGACTTCGCGGGGGGTGGGTCAGCGTGAGCGAGCCGGCCACCGGCGACCCGCCAGAGGTCGGGGACTACTGCGAGCGCTGCCACCACGAATTTTGGCCGCCGGTTGAGGAGCCAGTGGTTGACGCCGCCGGCCGCGAGTACGACCACGCGATTGACACCGATCCGAGCAGTCGCTTGTGGTGCCCTGACTGTTGGCAGGATCGCCAGCGCGAGAAGCACGCCGCCGAGAACCATCAACTCGCTGCGTTTAGTGAGGGTGGTGATTCAGCGTGACCGTCGAGCACATCCAAACCGAGAGCGGGAAGCATCGCGTGACGTGGGTCGCGTGCCCGTTCTGCGGCCGGTCGGGGCCGTCGGTGCCGCGGCACTTCCCGGGCCACTGGCGCAATGAGTGTCCCGCGAACGACGGGCGGGGTGGTGGCTGATGGGCCGGAAGCCGGGCGAGTGCTACGTCTGTGGCGCGTCGATGAGGCACATCGGCAAGACCCGCGAGATCGGCGGGAACGGCCACTCGAATCGGGTGTATTACTGCGAGAACTGCGATCGAAAGAGGGTCTCGGGATAATGACACGCACTTGTTTGGACCTTTTCAGCGGCCTCGGAGGCTTCAGCGCCGCGTTCGCCGAGGCCGCCGGCTGGGAGGTCGTGACCGTCGACATCGACGAGCGCTTCGAGCCGGACATCCAAGCCGACGTGCTGGATTTGCGGCCGAGCGATCTCATCGCCGCGATCGGGGAGTGGGATGTGTTGGTCATCCTCGCCAGTCCGCCGTGCAACTGTTTCAGCAAGGCGGCCGCCTGGCAAGACCACTGGGACGAGAACGGCGACCCACAGACCGCCAAGGCACGCGAAGCGGTCGCGCTCGCCCACCACACCATCGGCCTCATCCAGGCACTCGCGCCGGACTACTGGATCGTCGAGAATCCGCAGGGCCACCTCCGGCGGTTCCTCGGCGACCCCGCCGGCCGCGTCACGTACTGTCAGTACGGGACCACCTATCAGAAACCCACCGACCTGTGGGGCGAGCACCCACCGATGGAGTACCGGCGCTGTCGGAGGGGCGCTCCGTGCCACGACCACGGCAGTCTCGAAGACGACCGAGACAATCGGCCCCTCCCGCGCGACCCCGCCGAACGCGCGAAGGTCCCGCGCGAACTCAGCGACGCGATCCTCGAAGCGGTCGAAGAGGCCTACGCCAACCCGCCGCCCACACAGGCGACGCTCGGGAGGTCGGCATGACGGGACCGAAAGTCGGCCTGAGCACCACACAACTCACCCAGCCGTGGCGGCTGGCGTGTCCCGACTGCGGCTGCACCGACTGGCGCGGGCGGGCGAGTGGGTTCTATTACTGCCCGCAGTGTCAGGAGCGGTTCGATCAACTCCGTGATAAGAAGACCGGGGGGTTGGTGGGATGAGTGCAACGCCGGACAACGACGAGCCTGGCGAGTTCTACTGTCCCGACTGCCACTGTCAGTGCACCCGATCGCCGACCGATCCCGGACTCGAATACGGCCACGCAGGAGTGAAATGGTCGCGTGACGGCGTTCGGTGTCCCCGCCGCCCCGAATCGCTCGATACCACGCGGCACGGCGGATGGGGGGGCAGATGAGCACCGCCCGCGACCCCGAGACCGGCGAGTTCGTCGGCGCTCCGCACGCGGCCTACGAGTGCCGCGCCGACGGTTACTGTCGCTGGCGCGTCTACGAGCACGCACGCGCGAGCGAGTCCTACGTCTACGTTCACCAGCTACTCGCCTGTCTCGATGACGACCCGCGCGAGGTGTTCGGTCCGCGGACGCACGTTCACCACATCGACGGCGTGCGGTGGCACAACATCCGCGAGAACGTGGAGGTGCGCGCAGACGACGAGCACGCGAACTATCACATGAACGGGAGGAGCTTCGATGACTGACTGGCCCGAACCGCCCGAGACGCTACTCGGGAAAGACATCTGGTTGTGTTGGGCATACGACGAACGCGAGAAAGCAGACGGCTCGACGTATCTCACGAAGGTGCCGCTCGACCCCGAGACCGGCCACGACGGCGACGCCACCGACGACGGCGTGACCGTCGGGTTTGAGGCGGCGGTTGCGGCCCACGACCGGCTTGCGGCGGCCGACGGGATCGGCTTCGCGTTCCCCGAGAACGGCCTGCTGGTGGGTGTCGACTTGGATGACGTGCGCGATCCCGACGACGGCAGTCTGACGAAACTCGGCCGGGATGTGATGAGCGACCTCGATACCTACACCGAGGTCTCACCGTCGGGCACCGGGCTGCACTGTGTCGCGCTCGGATTCAAGCCCGGCGACCGGTGCCGGCGGTCGCTCGCGGCCGACGGGTCGCGTGACGGTTCGGCGTGCGAGATCGAGATGTACGATCAGGATCGCTTCTTTACCTACACCGGCGAGCGCGTCGGCGATGGATTCGATACCGTCGAGCAGCGCAAGCAGGCGGTCCGAGACGTGTACGACGAGTACCTGGCCGCGGACTCCGACGGCAGCGATAGTGGCGGCAGCCACGGGGCGGGGGGCTCCGACCCCGACCCCGATCTCGACGACGAGCAGGTGCTTGCGAAAGCGCGGACCGCGTCGAACGCCGAGAAGTTCGAGAACCTATGGAACGGCCGGTCGGTCGCCGGTCTCGACGGCAACGGCGGCCAGTCCGAACGCGACAAGGCGCTGTGTCAGATGCTCGCGTTCTGGACCGGCGGCGACCGTCGGCAGATGGATCGGCTGTTTCGTCAGTCCGGGCTCATGCGCGAGAAGTGGGACGAGGACCGCGGCGATCGGACCTACGGCGATCGGACCATCCAGGCCGCGCTCGACGACCAAACCGAGTTCTACGACCCCGACGGCGGCGGTACCGCCCCGGAGGCGGACATCGACGATGACGGGCCGAAGGACTGGATACAGACGGCGTGGGACGAGCACGCCGAGACCATCGACGACCCGTCGGGGCCAAGCGAGCTCGGCGAGGCCGTCGAGCAGACCATCGATGTGCTGGTTGCGGCCCACGCCAACGGCATGGCCCGCCCCACTGTCGACATGTGGCTCAAGGAGATCTCCGATCAAAGCGGAAAGGCCTACACCAAATCCGGGTTGGCCGACCTGTTCGACCGCCGGATGGATGCCGCGGTCGCGGACGGCGCGACGGGCGAGGGCAGCGGTGTTGCCCCGCGCGTTCCCGAGTTCATGGAAGACCATCTGCAGCGGGTCGTCGTCAACCGCGTCACGGACCACAACGTCGATACCTCCTACCAGTGGTATTTCAACGGCGAGATCGACGTGGCGTTCTCGACAACGGGCGGGACGCACTGGGACTGGTATCAGTTCCGCGAGCGGTACTTCGACGAGACCGGCGTCGATCTCTGCGAGCCCACGGACGGCGACGCGGATGAGTGGCGGGCGTTCGTGGTCGGGTTGATCGACGAACGCGGCGAGGAATCGAAGATCCGTGGCCCACGAACCGAGACGATCGGCGCGCTGAAAAACTACATTGAGCGCCGGACGGCCTACGGCGACATCGACGCCGCGGCGATGCGTGAGGGCGTCTATCTCGACGGCGAGGACGCCGAGGAGCTGTGGGTCCTCTCGAAGGACATCCAGCGGTTGTGCGCCGAGCGCGAGGTTGAGACCCGTGGGCTGCAAGAGGAACTCCGAGCGCGCGGACTGACGACCGGGAGTCGCGTCGCCGAGCGGCGGCGGTCTAGCGGCACGCGCGTGACCTGGTGGCGACTCTCCGCGGAGATCGCCGAGCCGCGGGCCTACGAGGACGGCGAGGAGATCGTGGAAGAGGGCGGTGACAGCGCGGAGGAACCCGAATGAGTGACACCATCCCACTCGACGAGATCGAAATCACCGGCGTTGACGATCATCCCGTGACCGACAGCGTGAAACTCCACGGCCCGCCGGGGACCGGCAAGACCACGAACGCCGGGGCGCGACTGGCCCGGCTCATCGAGGACCACGGTGTTCACATCGGCGACGTGACGTGGGTGACGTTCCGGCGGTCGCTCGCCGAGGACACCCTTTCCCGGCTGGCCGACTGGGGCGTGCTCCCCGAGAGCGCGATCGAAGACCCGACGATGGGCGACACGCGATTCATCAGCACGGTCCACGCCGTCGCCAACCGGACGCTCGGCGGGATCGGCGACGTGGCGACCACCGACGATAAAGTGGATTTCTGCCAGCAGGTGGGCGTACAGTTTCTCGCCCCGGACTCGAAGCCATGGGAAACGCCGCCCGGACAGCTGCTGTTCGACACCCTCGGGTGGTGTGCGAACAACCGCGTCGATCCCCACGACGCCGCGGAGTGTCCCCACTACGGCGACCTGAAACGTGAGTGGCCGGGCTGTGATGTCCCCGAGATGAACCAGCAGTGGCTGGCCTACAAGGACGACCGCGACCTATTCGATTTCCACGAGATGCTCACCGAGGCGCTGCGGTCGGGCTCGAACCCACCGTCGGATGTCGTTGTGGTCGACGAGTATCACGACGGCTACCCGCTGTTCGACGAGTTGGTCCGGCAGTGGCTCGACGACGCCGAGGTGGCGATCGTGGCCGGCGACCCCGAGCAGGTCGTGAACTCCTACCAGGGCGCGGACCCGCAGTTCTTTCAGAAGATCGACCTTCCCGAAGTGCTGCTCGATACGACGTATCGGGTGCGCGAGAACCACTGGCAGACCGCGACCAACCTGCTCGCACAGACGGTGAACCACTCCCCCCCGCCGGTCAAGCGCGCGAACGACGGCGGCGAACTCCGCGAGTACCGCTCGCCGGAGTTCTCGTATTCGGATGTCGAAAGCCGGTGGCGGTCGCCGCGGCCCGACGAGGACGGCTCGCCCGCGCGGATCGTCGAGCAGGCCGGACCGGACCCCGACGTGTTGTTCCTCGTACGAACGCGACGGCAAGCCTCGGCGGTCGCCGCGGCGCTGAAGAAGGCCGGGATCGTGTTCGCCACCCAGCGACGGCTCGGCGGGTGGAACACCGCCCCGAAACGGCTCGCGCTGTTCAACGCGCTCGCGAAACTCGACGGCGTTGAATCCGGCGACAGCGGTTCACATCATGGGTTGGGGCGGTGGGGGTCGAACGGTTTCGACCCGGACGAAGAGGCGACCCCGCGCGGTAGTGTCGTGCTCGCGCCGGGTGAGGCCGCGCGGCTGCTCGACGCAACCAACGCTTCGTTCCTCTCCCAGACGCGCGGCGACACCGATGACATTACGTCGCGAATCCGCAATGAAGACCGCCCCGTTCGCGGCGACGAGCTCGAAAACCACGTTGAACCGAAGTTCTGGAACACGCACACCAACGGCGCGCCGAGCGCGCGCGAACTCAACCAGGGGAGCCTCGGCGACGGCGGCATCGAGACCCTCGAACGCGCGCTCCAACGCCACGACGAGCCGGTGACGCCAAGCGACCTCGGCGTACGCGTGCTCACGATTCACGCGAGTAAGGGTGCGGAAGCCGAGGACGTCGCGGTCTACGATGGCATCCCCACCCCGGTTCGCGAGGGGATGGATCAGCGCGTCCAAACCCACGACAACGAATGGCGGACGTGGTACGTCGCGCTGACCCGAGCGAGCGAACGGCTCCACGTCCTCCGCGACGGCTTCCGGTGGCTGACGCCGTTCTTGCCACAGCAGTTGTAGACCGCCGCGGTTCGCTTTTCTCAAAACCACCGATACCGCGAGCGCGTGCGCTGTCCCCCGCGCCATTTATTCCACGAAGGTGTGTTAATGAAAACTCAACTTAAAGGGTTTTACTATTATATAGGGGGGTCACTGGGGGGGGTGGTGCGCGCGAGAAAAGGGGGTGACTGACCCCGGACAGGGGGCGGTAAGTGTCGCCCATCCATCGTGAACGCCACTGTCCGGGGTCGTTGGGGGGGTGATTTCGCGCGCACTACCCCCCCAAGTGACCCCACTAATAATAGATTGAGTCCTTTAAGTTAAGATTTCGTTGCCACACTTTCGCGGAAAGAAGTGCTGTTGGCGGCCCGCGGTCCGCCGCCTGCCCGGCTGATCGAACCCTGCGGGACAATTAAGTATCTCGTGTGAGATGCTATTCGTATGGGTGTTTCAGATACCCGTCAGCGTAGCACCGACGACAACGAACCGCCGCTTACCCAGCTCACCGCGTTCCAGCGTGACTGCCTGTTCGCGATCGCCCGGCTCGGCGGGCGCTCTGACGACCCGACGGAGGCTCCGCACGGCCTCGCGATCAAGAGCGAACTCGAAGACGCCTACGGCATGACCGGCAACGTCATCGGGGGCGACCGAGTCAACCACGGCCGACTGTACCCGAACCTCGATGCGCTCGTTGAGGAGGGTCTCGTGGAGAAGGGCGAGCGCGACCGTCGGACGAACACATACGCGCTCACTGACAAGGCCGTGTCGACCTGCAAGCGTCAGGTGTCCTTCGAGCGCAAGGCGCTCGCCGTGCCCGACCCGGATGCCGGTGATCCCGCATGAACAAAGGCGACGGCCTGCTGTTCGGTATCGGTGGCGTGCTGCTGACGATCGCCATGCTCGTGCTCAACCTGCTGTTCTACGGCGCTCTCGTCGCGATCGTGCTATATGTCGCGCTGCGGATGCTTCGGCACTTTGACGTCCTGATGGTCGGTCTCGCGCTGTTGTAGGCAAACCATTCAAGCCTATGAGAGTGCTACCTGAGATAAGCGATGGTATCGGAAGAGCCGACAGACGGACGGTGCAACGCGCCGGCCGGTGAGGACAACGCCTACTTTTGCGAGGCGTACCCCTACAAAGACGAAAACGGCGATCCGCGAAACGGTCGGTGTGCGATCCACGGTGGGAAGAATCCTGGTGCGCCGAAAGGTAACCAGAACGCCGCTGGGTCGCACGATCTCGATCAGGACGGAAACACGAACGCCCTCAATCACGGCGCGTACTCAGCTCGCTCACCAGGCGAGCTCTACCCTGCGCTCGATCCCGGCGATCGCGAGTTCGTAGACACACTCACTCGAAAATACATCGAGTTCGGGGGATGGGACCCCGACGATCCGCGAGTAACACAGCTGATTGACATCTGCGTCGACATCTGGCGGCGCGCTCGTGCGAAGGGAATACTCGTCGAGAACGGCCCCTCCCAAGAGACAGTGATCGGGACCGACGCTCAGACTGGCGAACCGATCTGGGGCGACGAGGAGCACCATCTTCAACGGCCGGTCTCCTCGATTGATTCGGACATTCGCCAAGGCCTAAAGGATCTCAATCTGAACCTCCCACCCGAGGATGCGGCGACCAACAGCATCGAGGCCGGCGGTCTGACGGTGAACTTCAACATCGAACGGGTCCCCGACGAGACCGACTACGTCGACGTCGAGTCGGAGCCGGTGGAGGACTGATGGCGACGACAGCTAGCGCCACGGATGGGGGTGCTCTTGACATCGGTTGGAAGTTCTGGTCGGCTCAACAGGAAGCGTTGAACGCCCTCCAATCTGGTGAGCACGATCTCGTGTCGTTCCGGGGTGGCTTCGGATCGGGCAAGACCGTGCTCGGCTCGCGGGCAACGATGCTGTTCGCTGTCGACGTCGCCGGGTCGGACAACCTCATCATCGCGCAGGACTCGAAAAAGGGCGGCCCGACCACCTACAAGAAGTTCTTCGAGGAGCTCCCTGGCGAGGACACGATCCCCGATCAAGGCGGCGACCCGGAGAACTCCCCGCTCATCGACGATTACAACCGGAACAAATCCCGGCTCACCGTGTTCAACGGCTCGGTGATCCGGCTCGGATCGGCCGACAAATGGAATCGCTACGCCGGTGGCGAGTTCAACTTCATCTGGTGTGACGAGGTAGCCCACTACGGAACGACGAACCTCTTCAAACTTGACGAGATGCTGATCTCTCGACAGCGGACGGCGGGCGGGCCGAACATCTCGCTGTGGACCTCAACCGGCAACGGGTACAACCAGTTCTGGCAGTTCGTCGAGCTCCAAGAGACGCCGAGTGGCGATCCGATCACAACGCGCATGAAGAACGTCGTGGCCGACGCTCGTCGGAACCCATTCCATGAGACGATGGAAAAGCAGATTCGGAAGTTCGCCGGCACCGAACGCGAGGAAGAGGCGCTTGCCGGTGGCTTCAGCGCTGCGGAGGGGCTAGTCTACGACCGTTTCTCGCGGGATCGTCACGTCATCCCTGCTGCCCACGCTCGCGAGATCGTGACCGACGACAGCTGGCGGATGTACGGCTACGACTCGGGCTACAAGGACCCCCGAGTCGTGCTTGAGGTCGGCAAGACCCCGACCGACGTGTTCGTTGTGCTGGATCACTTCCATCGCGAGGAGAGCCAACCCGAGGACGTCATCGACCCGAACGACGGGAGTGGCTGGCTCTCTGCCAAACCCGAGGGCACGATCTACTCCGAGCACGTCCCGGAACACGTTGATAAGTTCCGGCGTGCTGGGTGGCCCGTCCAGGAGGCGATCAAGGACGTCGACGATGGGATCAACTATGTTCAGGGCCGGCTGCAGGACGACGGTGGGCATGGCCCAGGCCTGCTCGTGAGCGAGGCGTGTGGTCAGCTTATCCGAGAGTTTATGAGCTACCAAGAGGACGAGATCGGGACCAGCGGGGCGACCGATCACTGTGCCGATGCATTGAGGTATGCACTCTACACTGACGAATACGGCGGCACGGAGGTCAAGCGCACTACCGTGACCCCGTCGGGTTCATCGGAGTCCCGGAGTTCCCGGAACCGGAAGCCAGGCCGGAGGCGGAACAGCAGCCAACGGCGCTGACCGCCTACTGAAGCCCTGTTCGTGGCCTTGGTACGCGGTCTCGAGTTCTGCTATTTGTCCTACTCGCCGTCCTCGTCAGGGATGATGGCAATCAGGTTTTCGAGCGGCACGTAGCCGACTGTTTTGCTCTGCCTAGGCCCTTGGTACAAGGCAAGACCGTGGTTGCCTTCTTTGAAGTTGCCGCATTCTGTGGTTTCTGGGTCCCCGGTCGTTGGGTTCTGGTATTTCACTTCCACAGCATGAGGTGAAGGCGGTGACAATTAAAACCACGCCCGCCCGCGCATCTACACCACCACTACCCGCACCTGCAGCGGAGCGTGAACAATGTCATCGGAGGATTCTCGTCTCACTCCGGATCCGCAGTCGTCGTCGCTCGGGGATCTCACCGACTCGATTCGTTCCCGAGCGCACGACATCGGCGAGTTCGTCGGCGACTTCGGGCGGCGGCTCAACACACGTGACACGATCAACATCGGCGGGAGCAGCTCGTCGACGCGAAGGCGAGGCAAGCGCGCCGAGCAGATCGAGCCGCCACGCGACGCCTACTCGAAGTTTCGCAACCAGTACGATACGACACCGCTCATCTCCTCGCCGATCGACCAGATGGCCTCTGATACCACCGCCGACGGTTGGCGGGTGCAGGCCGACGACGACCGTACGCAGGAGTTCCTCGAGCAGTGGGGCAAGCAGTGTGCGATCATCGCCGGCGAGACGGGCAAGGACTTCATCGAGCTCGTCGACGTATGGTCAAAGGTCTTCGACATCTACGGCACGCCCATCACCGAGAACGTGCCGGGACTGCAGCGCCCGGATGCCGTCGCAGCGCTGAAGATGGTGCCGCCAAGCACCATCAGCTATCAGACGCGCCCCGGCTCGTCGATGCTGCTCCGAAAGCAGGACACTCAGTACGCGAACAAGCTCACCGGGCGTGATACGGCCGCGGCGTACGTCCAGTACGATCGGGATGCCGACGAGATCTGGACCGACGGAAAGGGCCGTCGCCTCAAGGAGCGTCGGTTCGACGTCGATCAGCTCACTCGCGCCGTTCGCAACCCCGATCCCGGTGGCGTCACGGGCAAGAGCGCGGTTGAGCAGATCTCCGAGCAGACCGAGACGATGAAGGAGATGATGCGCAACGACGAGGTCGCCGTCGAATCCTCGGCGTGGAAGCAACTGTTCATCGGGTTCAAGCCGCTCGTCGAGAGTCTCCCGAACGGCGTGGAGATCACCGAACTCTCCGAGACGGGCAAGGATCGCGTCGGGAGCCATATCGAGACGGCTGAGCCCGGCGAGGTCGTGACGTACGACGCTGGCTCAATGGAGGTCCACGACGTCTCGGGCGAAGTGGCGGACCTCGTCGGCCGCTACGAGTTCTTCGTCGAGTACATCCTGAGCGCGATGCCCGCCCCGAAGTTCATGGCCGGGTTCGCGGACAACCTCAACCGCGACATCGCAAGCGATCAGGCGGCTGCCCACGAGCAGGCGGTGAAACAGCGCAAGCAGTTGATCTCCCGCACCTTCACACCAGTCTTCAAGCGCGTCGCTGATCAGCACGCCTACCCGACCGACGGCGTCGAGATCACGCTCGAACCGCCGACCGAGACCTCGCCGGTGCTCTCGCTCACGGACGAGGAGATGACCCGGCTCAAAGAGTATTCCACCGCGCTGAAGAACATCGCCGGTGGATCGCCGCCGTCAACGCTCGTGAACGAGGAGCAGCTGCTCGACTTGGTTCTTCAGCTCGACCCCGAAGAGGCGGCGCTGACGACTGACGAGGAGCCGGTGGACGGGTCCGACGAGGAAGCGGTCCGGCAGTTCAACGCGCTCATGAATGCGGGTGAGGGCGGTGAGTGAGGACATCCAACCCTACGGTGTCGAGCTCACGGAGGGCGACATCGCGGTGCTTCGTGAGACGGGTGAACTTCGGTACCGGTACGCCACCCCCGAGCAGGACCCGGACGTCGAAGTCGTGTTGAAGTATTCGAGCGACGACGGCCACGACGGTGGCGGGCACAAGGTCACGACAACGCTTCGTTGACCGGCGAGTGGAAGCAGGCCGACGGCCGCCCTGAGAAAAGCAGGACGGCCGGCATGGTAGCGCTTGGACAGCGATCGGGAGCAGTGCGACAGCGCGACGGATGGGCTCGTCGCACACTCGTCCATTCGGGATGCTCTCCCATATAAGCACCGACCCATGCACCCACACCGAAGATTCAGGTAGCATCAACACCACGACCCGACCATGCAGCTCGATCAGGAGACAGTCAAAGAGTTGGTCGGTGCGGTGCTCGGCGTGGGGGCGCTGGTCTTTCTCGTCGAGATCAGCGGCGTTCCCAGCGACGTGGCCGTCGAAGCGATCATCGGGATTCTCGGCGCGCTCGGCTTCTACGGCGTGGGGAAAAAACGCGAGCAGCGCAAGGGTGGCGAGCAATGATTGGCCCCTCCCAACTCAGTGTGGAGGTTTCGTTCGAGACCGAAGCAGCGGCGAACTACATAGAGGGGTATATGGCCGGGATCGACGAGTCGCTGACTGGCGACCCGTCCGAGCATGTCACGCTCGACGAACAATTCTTCCGGGAACACCTCAGACAGTTCGTTGAAATCGAACCGTTGGGGGGTGACGACCGATGAGCGACGCCGAATTTACCGTCCACATTGACGGCCCCATCAACGCCGCTATCCGCGGGATCATCGGCGGGTTCGCCGCCGTCGGCGCAACGACGATCGCGCTTCGGGCGCTGCAGGTCTACCAGCGTCGCCAGACCCGCGAGCAGGTGGCGGGTGAGTTTAACGAACTGACCCACGAGCTAAGGACGCGTGGGCTTGGCCGTGGTGGAGACGATGGGTGACGGCGTGACGGTCGCCGATTACTTCGCTGGCGACGCGCCGCCGACGTGCTGGCCGCGTAAGTGCTCGGTCTGTGGCGTGTGGTGTGCGGACCTCGCCGAACTCACCGACGAGGACCATCACGAGTGGGGGGCGGGCGGCCGATGAGCGCGCCCTTCTCGCTCGTCGCAGGGGGCCTCAATCGCCTCGATCCCGCGCCTGCTGGTGTCCAGTGCCAACATCACTACCCGTCGGGGCGGCGCTGTCAAGAGGAGGCCGACTATCGAGTCCGGGACCGCCCGCCGCAGGGTCCCGAACGGGAGCGGGTGTTCTGCGAGGGCCATGTGAGGGTGTCATCATCATGACTGGTTGGTTCGGCACTGGCTGGCGATCCGGGGCGTGCGACAACTGCGGACGCTCGCGGCGCGTGACGCGTGTCGACCACTCCGATCCGCGCCTCGCTGCCGTTTGTGCCTCGTGCCTCAACGCGCTCGCTGGGATGGATGATCAGCAAGGGGTCGCTCAAGACGGCCAGAACCTCGCCTAATACCCATGATACCCGATGCGCGTGTCTTGGCACAATCGAAAAAATTCAGCGGTGCCATGGCGAAACGGTGGCGTTCGCTGAAGGGCGACATCAACCAGCGCGTGATCGAGGAGGACAGCCTCGGTCTCAAAGCCCCCCAACCGGGCGATCCGGTCACCGATGGGGGCTTCGACTTCCGGGGGCGGGCCGAGAAAGAACAACAGTTCCAAAACTGGATCGAGCGCCGGATGCGTCAGGACGTGCTCGAACCCGTCGGCGACAAGCAACTCCGGCAGGGCGGCCATTATTCGGCCAAATTTCTGCGGGCTTCGTATGAGGGGGGCCTCCGCGATTCGGGGACGCGACTCCGCCAAGCCGGCGGTGAGACCGATTACCCCCGCTCGGAGTTGCAGGCGGTGTTCAACCTCCCAATCCATCAAGAACAGGTTCGAATGCTTTACCGACGGGCGTTCTCGGAGCTCAACGGGATCACCTCAAAAGTCAGCCAAGAGATCAGTCGGGAGCTGTCGGACGGTTTGCTCGCTGGCGAGAACCCCCGGAAGATCGCCCAGAGGATGAATGACCGGATCGATGCCGTCGGCCTTACACGATCTAAAGCGCTGGCGCGGACCGAGCTTTCTCGCTCGTACAACATGGCAAGCGAAAGGCGTTACAAATCCAACGGGATAGACAAGGTGGCGGTGCTGAATACGAGTCCGTGCGAGGTCTGTGCGTCCGTTATCTCGGGGAACCCCTACAAAACCGGCGAGATACCCGAGGGGAATCCACCCTATCATCCTAACTGTCAATGCGCTTTGACAATTCCGGATGGGTACTTCACGTAAACCGCTATACGGAACGCTTATCGCCCTCTGGTGTGTGGTTGTAACTAAGCAGCACGGTGTCGCCGAGTGAATCGGCCGGGGGTGGAGCCCCGACCGTGCTGGGAGAACCAGCATGATTCAACAGAAGTTGCGCGACTATCAGTCTGGCGAACCGATGTGCCCCACCTGCGGAAGGGTTTTTGATACCGAAACCGGCGTTTCTGTTCATCATACTCAGGCCCACGAGTCACCCCTCCGCTATACGCTGATTTGTGAAGAGTGCGGTGATAGAAAAGACATCCTGCCATGGCGGTCTAGCCGGTCGCGGTTCTGTTCCGAGGGGTGCAAATACAAATCCTTTGAAAGTTCTTATCGGGGCGAGGGCAATCCGCAGTATAATTCGGAGGAAGTGCCATGCTCAGTTTGCGGGGAGTCTCTAACCCGCCCAGCTTGCAACGTGAACGATCGGAATTTCTGCTCAAGGGAGTGTCAAAGCATCGGTTTTAGTGGGAAGGGAAGCCCCCGGTGGTCGGGTGGGAAGTCGATTTATCACGCGATGAAGGCTTTGCTCCCAGGGGCTTCTTGGGGCTGGATCCGCCAGCATGAGCGTGGGGATAAATGCGAGATGTGTGGGGAGAGTGCGGAAAAACTCGATCTGCACCACATCATACCGCTGCTTGCCGGCGGGGTGAACGAAGAGTGGAACTACATGACGCTCTGTCGCTCTTGCCATATCACCGTCGAGCATTACACTTCTACCATCACCAACCGCCCCTTCATCGATGGGTAGCCTACGCCACCCGCGCGCCCGCTCACGCCGTCGGTAAGCGCCCGCTCGCCGGATCGCTGGTATGCCAGACGTCACGATCGAACAGAGTGCCGGCTTCGCGGCCCACGCCGCCCCCGATGACGACGAAGACGCCCTCGCGGTGCGAGGAATAGCCCTCGGAGAGGGGCTCGCACAGGGCTCAACGAGCGATAGCGGCGACGGTCCCTCCTATTACCCGCCGGAGGTGCTGGATGCTGCGGCCGACAATCTCGTGGGCAAGAAGATCGTCGACGACTCGAATCACGACGATCTCGAAAGCAAGCACCCACCGAACGGCGCCATCGTCGGCGAGGTCACGGACGCGCAGCACGAACCGGGTGTCGGTATCGCCTTCGAGGGCGAGGTCCACCGCGAACCCGAGCGCTCGCTCATCGAGGCGGGGCTCGTCGACGTCTCGCCCGCGCTGTTTCACGGCGGTGCGGAGTACGACGAGGACCTCGGCGGCCGCGCGGTCGAAGACATCGCTTGGTGGCGCGATCTCGCGGTCGTCGATTCGGGAGGTAGCCCTGCGGCGACGATCGAGGCGCTCCAGTCGGACGCTGGTGCGGGCATGGTGGCCGAAGCTCTCGCCGACACGTTCGACGCCGCCGATGGCGTGGACGACGAGGACGCCACCCGCGCGCCCGCCGACGGCGACACTAACCCCGACGGCGAGGAATCGGGCACAGAGACAATGGCTGACGACGACAACCCGGAGGATCCTGACGAGACGACCGTCGAGGGTCTCCGCAAGGAGAACGAACGGCTCCGCGCCGAACTCACGGAGCTCCGCGAGGCCGACGCCGAGGAACTCGAAGCGGAAAACGAGAACCTCCGCGACCAGCTCGAAGAACTCGACGACGAACTCGAAGACCTCCGCGAGCAGATGGAGCCCGTCGAATCTCAGGCCGTCGAGGCCATGAGCCAGCGCACCGACCTCCCCGAGGACGTCGTGCGCGAGAAATTCGACACGGGCGAGATGTTCGACACGCTCACCGAGGGCGACGAGTCGCCTGACAGCGTGGCCGAAGCACTCAGTCTGACGCCGGACCCGCAGAGCGGCGACCCCGACCCCACGTCCGGAAAGGGTGGGTCCATCGGCGACCTCTCCTCGGACGACGAGGCCGAGATCGAGTCGCTCGCGGAGCGTGCCGAGACGTTCGACGGCGTGGACGATGAGTACGCCGAGACGCTCCGCAGCGAGGCAGCGGACATCGCGGGCGTCGACGACTTCGAGGACCTCACCGTGGAGGTGGTCTAAATGGCTCGCGAACCGGGCCAGGAGATCCTCGAGTGCCGCCGAGCGACGATGGAATCCGACGGCACCGGCGAGCCGGGGGACTTCGTGGCACTGTCCGGTGGCCAGGTCACGCAGGCCGACGGCACCGACGACCCGAAGTTCACGGGCGTTATCTCGGACTCAAAAGACAACATCGAAGGCTTCGAGGCCGGAGACAAGATCTCGGTCATCATCGGCGGCGTGTGCGTGGCGACCGTCACGGCGGGCGTCGCGTCCGGCGACGGTCTCGGTCCCTCCGCGACGGAGGGGGCAGCCACGTCGGGCGGCAGCGAGGCCGAGGCGTTCTCCGACGCTGGCGGCGAGTTCCTCGGATCGATCCCCGATGGCGCTGCGGCGGTTCACTTGGAAGGTGGTAGCTAATGCCTACTGACATCAACTACGCGGCTGCGCCGACCGACGAGGACATGATGCGAACGCTGCTGCCGGAGCCCGAGGAGATGTACGGCTACCGGGAGGCGTTCATGAATGACAGCGAGGCCCCGAACCGCGAGGGTAACGCCGTCGAGTACCCTTCTCTCGGAGAGAACTCGGACGGTGAGGACGGGTTCGAGGGCGAACTCATCGAGATCAAAGACGAGGACCCCCACCCGCTCATCAAACTCGAATACGACGGCCTCGTGGCCGCGTGGACCGAGTACGGCTGGAAGTATCACATCACGTTCAACGACATCCAGGATCAGGTCATCAACCTGACCCTCGTCCACTCTCAGGCGGACACGAAAAAGCGGATGCGTGGGCTCGATGCGAAGGCGGGGGCTGTCCTCGACGCGAACAAAAACGCCACCACCATCGGTAACGACGCCGAGGCGATGGACTACGAAGCGATCGTCGATGCCGTGACCTACATGGAAGACGAGACGGGCTACGACCCGGACCTCATCATCGCCAGCCCGCAGGCGTACGCCGAGTGGCTCAAGTCGGATCACTTCACCGGCGATACCGAGCAGTTCGCGGGCGAGCTTCGCGGCGGCGGCACGCCCGACGACGTGCTGCTCGACCTCCCGGTCACGAAGGTGCGCCGCGGTCCGCTGCAGGGGACCAACTCGGCATACGTCATCGACACCGGGATGTACGGCTGGGAGAGTCCCCGCCGGCAGTTCTCGGTGGACCGCGAGCGCAACAACGACAACAGGCGGTTCGAATACTACGTCGACGGGCGATACGACTGGGTCCCCACTGAGCCAGAGGCGCTCGTTGAGGTCATCGGCGGCGCAAGCGGTGCCTAACCCCACCGGCCCGGTCCCCTCAACTCACGATTTTCGCACAGCCCATGACCCACACGACCACCACCGAGACGATTGATGGATGAGCACCACACCGCACGGAGCGCGTATGGATGAGCCCCGACGCGGACCCGCCGTCGGACCGACAGGACACCACCGAGGAACTGCCGGTGCCCCGCGAGCGCAGCCAGTTCCTCGGGGCGGTGGTCGTGCTCTCGGGGGTAGCGTTGGTTGCACTCTCGTCGGTGGGGCTGGTGGAATTCGATGACTCGACTGCGCGCCTCCTCCTCCTCTTCGGAAGCATCCTCGTCCTCGGACGGCAAGCCTTCGGTGGGGCTTGACAGTCGCTCCGTCCGGTGGCTCCCCCTGACTTGGCAGGTCGGGGGCACGCTCCTCGTCGTCGCGAGCTACGTGTCGGGGGTGCTCTCAATCGTGGACGTCGGGGGGCATATCGCGTTGCTGTCACTCATCACGGCCTTCTATCTCTCGTGGGTCGTGCGCACCCACCGCCAGCCCCAAGACACGATCGCCGTGCTCGGGTATCTGCTCTACGCAGCGGGGCTGGGATTCGTGAGCGCGCCGTCGCTGTTCGCGCTCGACGTCAGATTGACGACCCCCACACGAGCACTCGGGGGGCTCTGTCTCGGCTTGGTGCTCGCAGTCGTGTGGGTGCTCCACGCCGAGTTCGCGACGCGTGCGGACAAAGCAGCGATGGCCGCGGAGGATGGCCGCTCATGAGTTCGTCGGAAATCACCTCCGAACACTCGACGGCCTCCGTGAGCGATGTTCGCGGCGTGATCGCGACGGACTTGGAGGACTCCGAGATCATATCGGCCCTCGAAGATGCCTGGTTCGACAACAAGCGCGCGAACGACCTGGCGGCGATGGAGGATCCGCTTATCGAGCAGATCGAAAAACACCTCGCCGCGTACAAAATCCGGGCAACTCGCGACCGCGATCTCGAAAAAGGCAAACGAAAGTCGGTGAGCATGACCTATGACGGGAGCGCGCTCGACGAACTCCGCCGGAAGGTCCGCGATCTCGACCCCTCCGGCGAGCTCATCAGTCAGGCCGGCGTCACCCGCCGGACCGGCTCGCACGTATCGAGCGCCAGACCACACTCAAAGGACGGCATCGGCGACCGCGGCGTCCGCGACAGCGGAGCCCGGTGATGGGGTGGGGCATGGAAGCTGTCGGGGTCGCCGATTTGGTGGATGATTTGGACGACATCAGCGATTCGCTCACACAGACGGAGTGGAAGGTGGGCACCACCGTCGAGTACGCGATATACCTCGAAACGGGCACCTCGAAAATGAAGCCGTTTCCGTTCATGCAACCGGCGGTGGAGAAAGTCATGACGGAACAAGCGGACAAGATCGCCGCCGACGCTGACTCCGTAGATGAAGTGGTGTCAGGGATCGCCTTTGCGATCGAGGCCGAAGCGAAGCACTTTGCCAGCGACGGTGTGCCGCCTGGCCCTGACGAAGTGACATCAAATCTGAAAAATTCTATAAGAGCCGAGAAGGTGTCGTAGTGGACCGACTGGGACTCGAACCCAGGCGTTGCGATGCGCCGCCGGTTGTGCTCGGAGGATGACCTCCGATTGGTGCCCGGCCGCTCTACCACTGAGCTATCGGTCCGATGGAAGCGGGAGGCTTCGAATCTCCGGTCGGGATGGCGTGAAGCCAAGCCCGTGTCGCACCTGCGCGACCACTTCCGCGGGACGGTCGCCGTGCCCGCACCATTCACCGACTGAGGCTTATCCGGGGTTGGTTTTCCGGCCCAATTGGGCTATCACATGGGTACGAGTTACGGGCCGATAGCGCCGTCCTATCCACCCCTATGCATCCGTTAGGGTAATATCTTGTGGCCCGACGAAAGTGGTATGTGAGATAGGCGCGTGGATGCTACCATGCCCGACACGAAGTGGGACCGATTCGACGCGGCCGCGTCGCGCCTCGACGACGACATGGACTTTCGCGAGGTCTTGGTCAAAAACTGGCAGCGCCAATACGACGAGTCGACCGGCGACTACGATTACGAACTCGGCGACGGCACGCTCGTCCAGGCCGAGCTCCGCCAGCCGAACATGCCCCGGACTGTGACGGGACCGGAGGGCGGCGACACCGAGGTCGACGTTGAGTGCTACATCCGCGAGGACGAAAACGCCAATCTCGTAGCCGCCGGCTCGGAGGACCGTGCGACGGTGATCGAGGACACCACTGATGGCCGGCAGTTCACCGTCACCGAGTTCTTCGCGGAGGACAACGGCCTGATCAGAGCGAGCGCGGTGGAAAGATGACCCGCACCAACGCCGTGCTCGTTCGCGCCGCCGGCCTGACGGCACTCACGGCCGCGGTGGCCGGTGGGGCCTATCTCGCTGCCGACTGGCTCGCAGGCCCGCCGGTCGCGGCGCTTGTCGCGCTCGCCGTGCTGGGGTTCGTGCTGTTCGCGGCAGGGGACGCAGCGATCGAGAGCGGTCCCGGTGCTGACGACTTGGAGGACGAACCATGATGGGCGACATGCGCGACGAGACCGATCTCGATTACTGCCCGGCGTGCGGGTCGGCGCTCACTGGCGAGTTCCCTGTTGAGTGTCCCGAACACGGGCCGGTGAACATCGACTTCTGGCCGTCGCCCTGGGAAGGGGGCGAAGACGCTGCCGCGGAGTTCGAGAACCCGATGGATGAGTTCAACGAGGAAATGAAGCGCCTCAACGAACTGGCTGGTGTCGACGTCGAGAACCCGTTCGCTTTCTTCGATGACCCCGGCAACGAAAGCGGCGAAGGGATGTCCGATGAGGAGTTCGTCACGGGGGGGTGGCTCGGTGTCGATCCCGACGAACTCGATGAGGGCACGGAGGATGGCGGGGTGCGTGACCGGATCAACCGACTACTCGAGAGAGACGGATGAGCAAGACGTGTTCAATCTGTGGGCAGTCCCTTTCGGCGAACCCACTCTCCGGCCCGGCCCACGCCCGCAAGCACAAAAACGAGTTCCGTAAAAAAGTGGGCCGACGGCCACAGAGTTACGACGAAGTCCGGGAGTTCTTCGACGGCGGATTCGACGGGAAGCACAAACAGCCGGGGTTGGGGGCGTTCGCCAATGCCGGATAGTCTTCCACGCCACCCCGCGCTCATGCTCCGCGATCTCCTCGTCAGCTACTGGGACGAGACCGAAACTTCCGGCCTCGATCCGGATGTCGCACCGCATCGCGACGGCGGCCTCTCAATGAACCGCGGATGGTACGATACGACGGACTTTGATCCGCATTGTGCCCTCACGGGTTTTAGGGAGGACACCGACGGTGGCGGCGACACGGGCTACACGGGAATCGACCCCTCCGGTGCAGGACCCACACAGACCCGGATCGGCCAGGGGAGCGTGACGATCTTCGCCGAGGCCGACACCGAATACGGCACGGAGGGCATGACCGCCGACGCGATCGTGAACGCGATCCAAAACGAAGTGGAGGACGTCGTGGGACAGGCCATGAGCGACGACTATCCCAACGTCGAGCTACCCAAACCGTGGACGAATCTCTCCTCAAGCTGGGATCGTGAGGACGTCGATCGCGACGTAACGCCAGTGGTCCGCTACTCGACGCTGCGAATCCGGTATGCGTGGGAGCGCCTCCCTCGCTGAGTCCACACTCACGCGCCCGCCCGCTGCGACTACCGTTTAGCCCTTTCTCGGCGGATTCGCCGGTAGAGGATGTATATCGTCTCAACGGCGGGAACCGGACGCCGAACGCTCTATCGCCGCGACCTGATGGAGGGGGTCTACGAGCCGCCCGGCATCGAGTTCGCGCCGGCCGACGAACACGGCCACGACACCGACCATCCGGTAGCGGAGTGTCGCAAGGAAGTCGGCGAGCCACTCTGCGAGCGCTACGGCAGCGTGCAGCCGCTCGGCGCCGTGGTCGACGCGGAGGACTCGTCGGACACCGAGCCGACTGAGGCGTCGCGTGCGGACGCTGACGATCCCGAGGAAGACGCCCCGCTCGTCGAGCGCGACCCCGAGCAGCTCACCGACATCGAGCGCATGATCGACAGCGCTGGGTACACGAAACTGCGCAAGGTCGCCGCGCGCATCGAGGGTGTGAACGGCAGCGGGGCGACCGCCGATATGCGCGTCGGGCTTCACGCTGCCGACGAGGAGCACGTCGCGGAGGCGTTCGCAGCCGTCGAAGACGAAACCGAGAGCGAGAGCGACATCAACACCGAGGAATCCTAATCCATGCCAGTAGACCAAGCAGCGAAGCGACCTACCGAGGGCGGTCTCCTCGGTCACCGTATCGAGTTCGTTCGCGAGAATCAGATCGGCGTCACGCCCACGGACCCCGACTGGCAGCTCTACGCGGACGTGATGATCAACGCCTGGAACTGGCAGCCGGATTCCTCGATCGAGCCCCAGCGCGGGATCTCTCATGTGGACCCGCAGGCCTTCTTCGGCGGCCCCGAGGAACACGAGTTCTCCCATCAGTATCACTGGCAGAAAGAACTCACCGACGGCGCGGGGAATCCGAACGACGCACTGTATGATTTCCTGTTCCGCGACGAGAACGGGGACTTCAACGCCACCCACACCGTCGTCGGCCGGGAAGTCCACAACTCCGGCGGCACCGACGGCGCAGGCTTTCGGACCTATACGGTCGCCACGGGAGCGCACCCGAGCGAGGCCGAGATCGAGGCCGACGCCTCCGAATCGATGCCCCTGCCGCCCGAAATCACATACGAGGCCGAACGCGTCCGCCAGTACGTCATCAACCAGCCGGCGAGCGAGACGAATCTCGCCGTGCGCTCCACCGACGACGCCGACACCACGCAGGCGGTGACCGTTGAGAACGAGGGAGCGGCCACAACCGATACCGTGACGCTCGAGGGAACCACGCTCGTCGACGTGCCCGGCCCCTACGCCGACATCGACGCGGTGAGTCTCGATACGGACGCGGTGGGCGACGTCTTGGTGTTCGTGAACGACGGCGACGCGGCCGCACCGACTGAAGGCACCAAACTCGTCGAGATTCCCGGTAAGGATACGAACAGCCCGCCGGGGAACACGAATCTCGACGGCGATCTCGGCCCCCCGCCACTCGGTGGTGGCAGCCACGAGGGGCAGGTCCAACCGGAGGGTTCCCGCACCTGGCAGCACTTCCGTGGCGACCGGATCGAGCGCGTGGCCGGCGCGGGGATCGGCCCCCGGATCAACAGCGCCACCCTGTCGGCCGATCACAACACCGATTCGGACGAACAGCAGCAGTCCACGGCGATGGCGATCGACCGCGGCGTGCTCGACGTGACGCTCGAAGCCAGCATCGCTGGCCCCCGGGCAACCGCCGACGCGATCATGGACCACCTCACGACCCGGGGGGCGGACGTCGAGTGGGAGATTACCTCCGATACGCTCCGGCTCCCCGCCGCTGTCGTGACTGAGCCGGGAGAGCTATCGATCGAACAAGAACAAACCTCGCTCTACACCGACTGTTCATTTCAGGGACGCGGTCTCGAGCTCGTCTGACTCTCTCGGTAGCATCTTTTTGCTACCAGAACTGCTACCTGAAACACGCGCGCGTATCGCACTTTTATTACACGGCCTTACCTACGCGCGGGTGTGCCCCCGAAGCCCGATATTACCGTTTCGATGGACCCCCAACTCATCGAGGATTTAGAGGAGTTAGAAGAGCGTCGCAACACCCACCGAAGCGCCGAGATCGCGGCCGGTGCGATGGTGTGGGTCAACGCCGCGATCGCGAACGGCGACCTCGATCGCCCCTACGAGTGGGACGTCGAGGAACACCACGCCGATGCTTCGTCACTGATATGACCCGCGAGAAGTGCTCGTCGTGCGGCACGCCGCTCGGAAACACGGTAAAGAAATGCCACGACTGCGGCGGGGCGACCTACCGATCCGAGCCGCGAGAGACCGGAGAGGCGTGGCGGGTCCTCCTCGGGGCGGGTGGCTGAATGGACCTTCGCGAAGTCCCCCCTGATGCGCTCGTGATCAGCGACCTGAACGAGCGGACCCGCCCCCCGAAGACGTCGGATCTGGTGAAGTCCCTCGAAGACGGCGTCGGGCTCGTCCAGCCGCCCATCGTCCGCGACGGTGATCGCGGCAGCGAAGACGGCAGCACGCTCGAAGTCGTGGTCGGCCAGCGCCGCGTGCTCGCCGCCCGGCAGGCGGGCGTCGAGGCGATCCCCATCGTGGAGGTCCCATGGAGTGACGCCGAGGCGCTCGAAGCCTCGATCACTGAGAACATCGACGCGTTCCGGGAGGACGTCACGGACAACGAACGCGCTGCTGCCGTCACGCAGCTGATGGAGCTCCGCGACGAGAGCCAACGCGAAGTGGCCCGTCGGCTTGGCGTGGACGAGTCCTCGGTGCGCAACTGGCTCGAAGGCACCCGCGAGGAATGGGAGGGCACGGACTTCGAGCCGGCGTTCAAACGCCGAAAACATCAGGACAGTGAGCGGAGTGACACCGCACAAGAAACTGATACATATTCGACGGCGGCGGACGGCGCAGCCGAGGCATCGGCGTCGGTCGGCGGCTCGTCGCTCCGCCCTGTACGTAAAGCCACCGAGGAGTCCGACGACCCGAAGAAAACGCGCGAAGAGATGGCCCATCGTGTTGAGAAGGGCGACCTCAACCAGCGCGACGTTCGCGAGATCGCCGACGCGGTGGACCGCGGTGCGGATGTCGAAGAAGCGACTGAGCGCGTCGAGCGCTCGAAGGACGCCTCGGACGGCCCGACGATCGGCGTCCAGCTGACCCTGCCCGGCTCGATCGGTTCGGAACTCGAATCCCGCGCCGAAGCGGACGGCGTGAGCAACGAAGACGTGATTCGCCGAGCGCTGCGCGAGTATCTCGGCATTGAGGAGTGACATCATGAGCAACGACCCAACCCAGAACACGAATCTGAGCAGCCCGACCGCGAAGAACGCCCCCGTAAACGAGGACACCGAGCTCGAAGTCGTCGGTGCCGAGGAGGTGTTCTTCACGAAACGAGACGAGAACGGCGATCTCATCCCCAAGACGCTCGAAGTCCCCGGGACTGACGGCAAGGCGGTCCGGGTGAAACCGGCCTCGTCAGGCGTCTACAACGAATACCTCTCGCCCGTCGAGTGGGAAAATGACGAGAAGATGGCCGAACTCTTCTCGAAGCAGTTCTCCGATCTTGACGTTTCAGCGGAGGATCTCGATAAGGACCTGCTCTCCTTTTCAGCGCAGACGATGGTCCAACTCATCCGCGAAGCGAGCGGCGAGGGAATGCAGTCAGCACTCGAAGAAAAACAGAATCGCGAGGGCATCGAGACCATGATGGGGATGCTCGGCATCGAGAAAGGCGAGGCCGACATGGCCGACATGATGCGCGTCGTGAACCAGATGGAGGGCGGAACGACCGCCGGGGACCTGCAAGCGACCGCTGAGCAGCATGACATCGATCCCGACAGCGCGACCGTCGCCGAGCTGATGGATGCGGTCGGCGAGGGCGACGGCGAGGGGGCGGCCGGCCCAAACCCTTCTCCTCCGTGACCAACGCGACCGGCGCGGATCTCGAAGATCGAGCAGCGGCGGAGGTGGACCTTCGGTATCGTTTCGCGGCCCGGCTCGGCTACGGCGTGACTGGCGAGCGCAACATCCAAGAGCTCACCCACGCCGAGATGCGCACGTATCTCGAAGGAATGCGCCGCGCCGACGAGCGCGAAGCAGAGAAGTGGGGCGACGACGGACGGGCAGAGGGCCAACCGCGAGAGAGCGATGTGGAGATGATGCGCGACCTCGAAGAAGACCTTGCCGAAGGCAGCGCCTCTTAGTCCTTCTGCGACCGCCACTCCTCCCGTGTCATCCCCTCGAATGGCGCTTCTCCTTCCTTCGGTTTCAAAAACGAGCCGAGATAGAACGCAATTCCGAGCGGCAGCGTGATCGGGGCCGGGATCACGAGCAGCGAAAGCGCTAGGAACCCACGCCCGGTTTGGCGTGCGTCGGTTCGGTCGTCCTCGCCACGGTAGCCACAGGAGGGGCACTTCTCCGCGACGATCTTCGCCTTGTCACCACACTGCCGACATTCATACGCCATATCATGTCGTGGGGCTGTCCCGACATAAATCCTAACGGCGGTTCACACGCCCGGACGCGCGGCGCAACCAGCGGTTAGCGCCGCCTTGGCGGATTTTCCGGCAACGAATGGTCGCGACGCCGGGGGCAAGCCAAAACGTCGAGGTGCAGGTTTCGACGAGCGGCGCGGACGACGCGGCGTCCTCGATCACCTCAATCGGCGATGCGGCGTCCTCGATGTCGGCGAAGGTCGGCGCGGCGGGGGCTGCGCTCGCTGCGGTGTCGGCGGGAGGGCTCGCGGCCGCGGTCTCGGCAGCCGCGGACTTCGAGCAGCAACTCGTGGAGTTGGAGAAAGTTACCAACCCCGAAACCGCGAGAAAAATGGGCGATGCGATCCAGGGGATGGCCTCGAAGATGCCCCTGGCCCAGTCGGAGCTTGCTGGGATTTCCGAGCAGGCGGGTCGCCTCGGAATCGAGGGCACGGACAACATCAAAAATTTCACCAGAGTCACAGGTGAGATGGCGACGGCGACCGACCTGAGTGCCGAACAGGCGGCCGACTCGTTCGCTCGGATGTCGACGCTGATGCAGGAGCCGATCGAGAACGTCCGGAAGATCGGCGACGCGACGAACGCGCTCTCGAACTCGATGGCTACCTCCTCCTCGGAGATCACGGACGCCGCCACGCGTTCGTCGGGGGCGCTCACCAATATGGGAGCGTCCAGTTCGGATATTCTCGCGCTGAACGCGGCGATGAACGAGGTCTCGCCGTCCGCCCGTGTGGCCGGCACCCAGCTCCGACGGATGTCCCAAGAAATGATGTCGCCGAAGAAAGTCGGCGACCTCTCGTCGGCGCTCGGGATGACCGCGAGCGAGTTCAAAAACATGCGGTCGAACGACCCGACGAAGCTCATTAAGCTGATGGCGAAGCGGATGGGTGAGGGCGGGCAGGCTGCCGATGCGCTCCGTTCGACGCTCTCGACGACGAGTCGACAGGCCCTCGCAGGCCTCTCGAACAATCTCGGATCGCTGAACAAGGGCCTTGAGACCTCACAAAAGCAGTTCGCCGAGGGCGGGTCGCTCGCCGAAGAGTTTGAGTCCGCGATGGGAACGCTCAAGAACACTGCCAAGATCACGGTGAACGAGCTGCGGAACCTCGCGATTTCGACGGGGCAGGTGTTCTTGCCGGCGCTCACTCGAATGTTGAAGGGGGTGAACTCGGCGATCTCCCTCTTCTCGAAGTTGAATACCGAGACGGGTGGGATGGCCGGTGCGATCACGCTGATCTCGGGGCTCATCACTGGCCTCGCAGCGGCGTTCTACGGCCTCGCCGGGACAGGTGCGGCGGCAGCCGTCGCCTCGGTCGGCACCGCCGTGGGGGCGCTCGCCGCGCCGCTCGGGGCCACGATGGCGGCGGTCACGGCCTTCGGGTATGCGTGGGAGAACAACCTCGGCGGGATCCAAACGACCACGCAGTCGGTCGCCACATCGGTCACCTCCCGGATCCAGTCGTTCGTCGGACGGGCGCAAGCCACCGTCCGCCAGGGGGCGTCGGGATTCCGGCAGGCGTGGTCGCAGTACATGGACATCTCGGGGGCATTCGCGCCCGCGATGGCCCGCATCCGGCAGTTCCTCCGCTCCGGTCTCGCGGGGCTTCGGGCGCTGGTCCGCGGCGACGCATCGGCGTTTCGGGTCGCGTTCTCGAAGGTCATGACCCAAGGCCGGCAGGCGGTGCTCGCGGGCATCCGCGGGATTGAGTCGGTCATCAAATCGTTCGGTGCGACCCTCATCCGTGCGTGGGAGATCGCGTTCGGAAAGCTCCCGGACAGCACGCGCTCGACGCTCCGGGGGGTGAACCTTGCACTCTCGCAAGGCCTCTCGTCGCTGCTGATGGCGCTGACGGGGTTCGGATCGCAGTCCCGCTCGAAGTTCAAGGAGGCTGTGGGCGGGTGGCGCAGCGCCGTCTCGTCGGGAGTCCCACTGATCCGCGGCGCGGTCTCGCGGCTGACCGGTGCTGTCGTCGGCCGGCTTCGTCGGTTCGCCACGACCGCCCGGAACGTGTGGTCGGTGCTGTTCGGATTCCTCCCCGCGAGAGTCCAGCGCTCGCTCTCGAAGATCACTGCGAAGGTGCGGTCGGGGCTCGCCCGCGCCGAGGCGCTGTGGAACCAGCACGCCGGCACGGTCCGGACGAAGGCACGCAACGCCTACAATCGCGCTCGAACCGCCGTCCGCGTCGCCATCCAGAAGGTCCGGACAGCAGTCACCCGCGGCCTCGGTCTCGCGGAATCGGCGTGGGATACCCACAAGCCGAGGATCATGGGCAAGGCCCGGTCGGCCTACCAAGGAGCAAAACGCGCGATTGGCGGGGTACTCGGCCGACTCCGGCGGACCGGTCAGCGTGCCCTCGGCTCCCTCACTGGACTCTGGAACAAGCACAAGGGAGCCGTACTGTCGGCGGTCAACACGATCATCACGCCGATCCAGCGCTTTGCGAAGAAGCTCGGATTCCTCAACCAGAAGGGGCGACTCACAGCGGGCGGCTTCGCGAAGATCGGCCTCTCGCTCGCGGCGCTGATGGGCGGACCGGTCACGGCGGCCATCGCGACGATCGCGAAGCTCGGGCTCGCGTTCAAGAACAACCTGCTCGGGATCCGCAACCTCGCGATGCAGGCGTTCAACGGCGCGAAGCGGGCGGTCCAGACGGCGATGCCGAAGATCAGGTCGACGGTCCAGACCGGCCTCTACGCCGTCCGGCGGATCTGGAACTTCGTGCTGAAGCCGCTCGTGAACTCCGCGAGGCGGATATTCTCGACCGTCGCGAGCACGGTCAAGAAGCACATCCCCGCGATGAAGCGGGTGGTCCAGAACTCGCTGCTGACTGTTCTGTCGATCTGGAAGAACGTCATCAAGCCGCTGCTGCCGGTCGCGAAGACCGTCTTCGGCGGCATCCTGCTCACGATCACGCGGGTCCTAGGGAAGGTCCTGAGCGTCGTCAACCGAAACCTCCCGCTGATCAAGAAGACCATCCGGACCGCGACGAACGGCATTCTCTCGATCTGGAAGAACGTTTTCGATCCGCTGCTCGGTCTCACGCTGAACGTCATCAACGGCGTGTTGCGCGTCGTCAGGAAGAACCTCCCGCTGGTCAAGCGGCTGATCAAGGGCTCGATCTCGGCGGCCTCGAGGATCTGGAAGAACCAACTGAAGCCGCTAATCCCGATCGCGAAGGACCTCTTCAACGGCGCGAAGCGGGCGGTCCAGTCGGCGATGCCTGTGGTGAAGCGTCTCGTGAAGGGGGCGATCTCCACAGTCCAGCGCGTCTGGGGCTTCCTGAAGCCGCTGATCCCCGTCGCGAAGGATCTGTTTGGCGGCGCTCGGAAGGAGGCGCAGGCCTCGATGCCGCTGGTCAAGCGGCTGGTTAAAACCGGGATCTCCACAGTCAAGCGAGTCTGGAACGGCCTGACCACGCTGATGGGAATCGCCTCGCGCGTGTTCGGCGGCGCGAAGCAGGCGATCACGTCAGCGCTGAACACGATCAAGCGGACAGTCGGGCCGATCGTTCGGGGCGTCAAGAACACGATCAGCCGCGTGTGGGGCCGGATCGCGCCCGAGGCGCGGAAGACGTGGAACGCTTGGAAGGAGGCGATTCGCGGCGTCATCAACTGGGCGAAAACGAACATCGTCCCGCCGATCCGGACCGCCATCAACGGCGTTCGGCGTGTCCTCGGTACACTCGCGGGCATCGCCCGGAAGGCCTGGAACGGCCTGAAGCGCGCCATCCAGACGGCGATCTCGGTGGTCGTCCCGATCGTCCGCACTGCGTTCAACACTATCAAGCGCACCGTCAGGACGGTTCTGAACGCACTCCTACCGATCGTTCGCACCGCCTGGAACGTCATCAAGTCGGTCGTCAGCGGTGTCGTCACCGCGCTGAAGCCGATCGTCCGCGGTGCGTGGCAGACGATCAAGGGTGCTACGCGGACGGCGTTCCGCCTGATCCGTGGCATCGCCGAGACGGTTTGGGGCGCGATCAAGGGTGTCATCGGCGCGTCGATCGACACGATCACGACCGCCGTCGTCACCGGGCTTCAGCTGCTCCGCGGTGACTGGAAGTCGGCGCTGAACACGATCAAGGAGTTCGGCGAGCGGATCTGGTCAGGGATCAAGAAGTTCATCAGCGACACGATTTCGGGCCTCGCGAGCACGCTCTCGGGGGTCTGGAGCGGGATGAAGAACACGGCCAAGGGTGCCTGGAACACGCTGAAGAACAAGGTCACCGGGGCTGCGAGCACGCTCAAAGAGAAGTCCATCGGAGCAGTCCAGACGCTCGCGTCGACGATCGTCGACAAGCTCAACCGCCTGAAGAATACGGCCATCACGAAGGCGAACAAGCTGAAGAACAAGGTCGTCGACAAGTTCACCACGCTGAAAGACGACGCGATCGGGAAGGTCCAGGATCTCGCGGGCACCGTGATGGATTACCTGACCGGGAAGAAAGGCCCGCTTAGTGGCTTGAAGTCCGCCGGAGAGGGGTTGATCAATACCTTCGTAGACGGCGTAAAGAACGTCATCAACGCCCCGAAGAACGCCATTGAGAACGCGATGGACAAGGTGCGGAGCTTCTTGCCTGGGTCGAATGCCGATCAGGGGCCGCTCTCGGACATCCTCTCGTCGGGGGAGGCGCTGATCGACACGATCGTGAGCGGGATCGAGAACAAGGCCGGTGCGGTAAAGGATGCAGTGAGCGACGCCGTGGGGAAGGCTCGGGAGTATCTTCCGTTCAGCCCCGCGGAGGAGGGGCCACTCCAAGATCTCGGCAAGACTGGCCCCGCACTCGTCCACGAATTTGCCGGCGGGATCGTGGCGAACACGTCGGAGCTGGCGAGCGCTGCGCGGAAGGCCGCCGCCGCTGCCCGGCCGCCGATGCCCGACCGCCGCGGCATAGCCCCAACGCAGGTCACGCACCCCCTCGCCGGGGCGGGGGGTGCCACGAGCGTTCGCGAGGGCGACACGATCAACGACATCGGCCCGATCACGATCGAGGTCTCGGGGAGCGCGACCCGCGAGGACGGCAAACGCTTCGGCGAGGGCTTCGTCGACGAGCTCCACAGCCGGGGGGCGGAGCGATAGCGTGACTCGAACCATCGTTCCCGGTCAGGTCAAACTCGACATCTACAAACCCGACAACGAACCCGACGATCCGGCGAACCCCGAGGCCGACCGCACGCCGGACATCCAAGTGGGGCCGGCGACCGACACCGCCCACCTGATCGACAAGGCGTCGGTCCCCCGCTCGCTCGGCGCGCTCAAAGATCAGGCTTCCTTTGCCCTCGCCAACCGTGCGGGGCGCTACTCACGCGGGGCGAGCGAGATCACGAGCGGCGACGAAGTAGTCTTCAGTGTGGAGTTCGCCGACAACCCCGGGACGTGGAGCGAGCGCTTTCGGGGTGTGGTTCGGAACCCGAAAGTATCGGGCGATGGGGCCGGCGAATCCACGTTCTCGTTCAAATGCGAGGAGTTCGTCGGGGGCATCCTCGGCTGGCGTTACCTCGAAGCGGGCTATAAGAACCGCCGCGTCGCCGGAACCGAATCGTCGGTGCTCGAATCGGCACTCGCCGAGAAATGCCCCGAGATTGCCCGCGACCGGATCACCGCCGACGGCCGCGAGACCACACAGATCTTCAACGCGGCAAAGATGTTGAAGGTCGTCCGAGGGCTCGCGAACATCCTCGACAGCACCGTCTCGACCGACGCCCGCTCGCTCGTCATCGAGCCGCTGCCGGGCGTGTCCCCCTCGTGGAGTCTCGAAGCGGGCGACTACGGCACGTTTGAGGCCGAGACCGACGACGGCGAGCTCGCCAATGCGATCCGGATCGACGGCCCGACATCCCAGGGCACGCAGGACAAACAAGAGACCCAGACCGGGTGGGCAAACGTCACCGACGACTCGCGCATCACTCGCCAACTCGACGTCCCGAAATCGGAGATCTCGGGAATCGAGATCTGGACCGACCCCACGCGCACCAACTCCGGCGACGACATCCGCGTCCGCATCCAGAAGGACGACGGCGGCGCGCCGCTTGACCCGACCGATTCGTCGCTTGACGAAGCCTTCCGGACCAACAACGGCATCCTCGAACACGACGGATGGACGACGTTTCCGCTGCCCGATAACAAGGTGCTCGACCCCGACCCCTGGCTCATCATCGAGGCGACAATCGACGGGGACGGGAGCGGTCAGGACATCGGCATCAATAACGCGGGGGTGCCGACCTATCGAGCGTACTACCCGTTTCCGATCTCCGGTCGCAAGAAAGACCCCGACTCGATCGACGAATACCGCCGCCGCGAGCGCCAACTCTCCGACACGTCGCTAACGTCGCTGAACCGTCTTAGTCAGGAACTAAACGCTCAACTCGACCACGAGAACACCCTGTCGAACACCTTTGGGTTTGACGCGCGGTCGCTCCGTGCCCACCAACTCACACCGGGTGATGCTATCCGGATCGACGAGCCGACTGCCGGTCTCGCGGGGGACTTCATGGTCACGAAACGGCAGGACACCTATTCGGGTGGGTTGCTCCGGACCGATGTGACGGCCGCCGACATCGAGGACGTCCCATCCGACCTCACCGGCTGGGGGGCGGCCTGGGGCGAGACGTGGGGGAGCTGAGGCCGCTGACCCGCGGGCGTGGCAAGGAGACCTACCACCCCCGGCCACCGAGAAACGGCAAATGCCGAGCGAGACACCGAATCACGGGTTCTACCAGCCGGACCCGAACCAGGACGGGTGGGGGACGACAAAAACAGCGATTGGGCCGACCTCGACACTCTACTGAAGCATATCTCCGCGGACGGGAAGACGTATTCGCCGCCAGCGGGAGAGTTTGAGGAGCTATCCGTCACCGAAACCTACCTCGGCCGGCTCGCGGATACCCCAACGGACGCCGAGATCGGGTCCGGTAACGTCGCCCTCTACTTCAAAGAAAACGACGATACGCTCTACAAACGACCGCACGGTGGTACGGAAACGGGTATCACGGGTGGGGGTAGCGTATCGTTTGATGGACTCACGGACGTTCAGACCGACACTCTTTCCAGCCGACCTACTGCTGACGGATCGCAGGGATGGTACTTTACGACCGACGGTGAGGGTTTCTATCTCGACAACGGTTCGTGGGATCTCATCGCGGAGCATCCAGCAAACATTGTAGCCGGAGACCTCGGGTTCGACCCCGCAACGCAGGGCGAGCTCGATACACACGCCGGGACTGCGGAAGCTCACCATACCAAAACTACGTCGTCGGATATCGACCACGCAAACGTCTCAAACGTTTTATCCGGCCAACATCACGCCAAGACCGTAAGCACCGACCTCGAAAGCGGTGGTTCGGACGAGATGAGTGTGGGAGGATTGGTAGGCGATCTCGCCGATCCGCAAAATCCAAAATCACACGACAATACCGACCACTCCACGGATTACTCACCACAAAGTCACGATCACGGTGGCGAAACAATCAGCCCGCAAACGGCCAGCATTGGGGAGCTATCCGTCGGTGGCGGGGCGACTCTCAGCGACCTGCTCGGGGCTAACATCTCGGACGACGGCGGGTCGCTCGCCGTGCTCGATACCGACATCCGGTCCTCCGTAGAGGGGGTCAGCGACGTTGCGGATCTCTCCGGCGACGCCGGCACGGCCGATCAGGTACCCCAAACCGACGGCTCGAACGTGAGCTGGGTTGATCTGCCCTCAGATGTAACGGATACGCGGATCGATGTCGCGGATAGCGGCGGCGTGGTCGTCTCCGAGCCCGACGTGATGACGGTCACGGAGTCCGGCGACGCATCGGTATACGTCTCGGACGACGGCTCCGGCGGCGTAACCGTCGATGTGAGCGCGACGGACACAGATACTCAGCTCACGACCGAGGAAGTCCAAACGGCGATCAACAACGACAGCGACCACGGCTCAACAGCCAGCCATAATTATATACCTGACACTAATCTATCGGATAGCGAGGTCGTCGATGCCGTCGAGAGTCACGGCAGCAAACTCAGCGCCAACATCGACCAGATCGACGGGTACGACATCCAAAAGAACGGCTCTGACGGTTCAGGGATTATAAACTTCAAAACGTAACTGATGACTCCACCAATATCCATCGGCGGCGACGACGTAAGCGAAATCACCATCGACGGCGAGCAGGTCCAAGAGGTCACGGCAGATGGCGACGTGGTGTGGACTGCATCCGATTTCCCGCCCGACGGTGCGACCGCCGCCTACGACTTCGAGAGCGGGTCGGGGAGCACGCTCGTCGATCGGACGGGCAACGGCAACGACGGCAGTGTGTCGGGGATGACATGGACGACGAACACCGAAAACGGGGGTTACGCGGGGTCGTTCGACGGCACCGATGATTCGGTGAATCTCGGCAGTATCTACGGTTCCGAGAACATCCAAGAAGCTGCATTTCGGATATATCCGCGGTCGAACGGACTCCAGACGGTGTTCGACCAACAATATTCGTGGAGCGCTTACTTCGACTATGGGGGTCAATCGATCTTCGTCGAACTCTACGACGATTCGTTCCGTCACGGTTCCTCACTGAGCCTCGATACGTGGCACGACGTATATATAAAGTGGGACAAAAACAATCAGATCGTCATCGAGATCAATGGCGACCGTCGCTCCGCGAGCACGTCCGCATCGGGCTCCAACAGCAGTGATACGTTTCTTGGTAAAAGCAGGAACAGGTACTATATCGACTGCCGTCTCGATAACGTTGCGCTGGCACAGGGCAGTTCGGCGGTGTTGGACTCGTGAGCATCCACATGATCCGATTCTCGACAGCGCCGGACGCCACTCTCCAGCAATGGGTGTCGACGTGGCTCACGAATATGACAGCGTGGTCGGAGGCCGACAATCAAGCCCCTACGGAGCGGGCGTTGGAGGACGGCACGGCCCACTACCGGGAGGACTGGCGCTTCGACTGGGGATCGAACAGCAAGGAAGTCCTGCTGGCTGATCTCGTCGCATACAGCCGCTCTTACGCAAATTGGGGAGTTATCGGATACCATGTCTGCGAACACGGTGGCTCGGAGAATCAGCCATGCCCGGGCTTCGATTACGGTCTTGACGGCGGTTTTTCACCGTCGGTCCAATCGGGCGTCTGGGGGTCGCCGCCCGGGAGCATCGACCCTCGCTGATCAGTGCTAAGGGCCTATTGGACACCGCGTTCGGTCCCGCACGGCCGATCAAAACCATCGCTCTCCGAGCGCGCGCGCGTGCGCATCAGAAACCACCGTATAGCGCCGCGGTGGAAGAACGACAATGCCAAGTCCCGAAGAAGAGGCCGCCCGGATTTTCGACCGCCTTGAAGGCCGCGTCTCTCGTTTGGAGGGGGCAAACACTGAAGAGGCCGTCCCGAACCCGCTCCTCGAATTTTCGGAGACGACCCGCTCGACCGACAGCTTCGGCGTCGAGGCGACATCGGCCGGGAGCGCACAGTGGGACGCCAGCCAGTGGAACGTAAGCGAGTGGAATCCTCCCGGAGGGAACTGATCGTGAGCACCGACGATCCCACCGAAACGGACGCGGCAGTCGGGTTCGCCGAGGCGACCCGCTCGCGGGGGCGCTTCGTCGTCCGGCGCTACGACATCGAGGCGGTCCGGGCCGCGATCCCGGGGTGGGACGACCATCCGAAGTCCCGCCGACTCGCTGCGCTGTCGCTGTTCCAGCCGGTCTCGGTATCCGAGACGACGAACACCCCTACCGTGGGCCAGCACGAGCTGCTCGCCGACTATCTCGCTACCACGACCGCCCCGACGGAGACGGCCGCCCACCTCGCGGTCGGCGACGACAACGCGACCGCGCCGGCCTACCGGAATCGGAGCCTCAACAACGAGCGCTATCGCACGCCGGTCGCGGACTCCTCACCCGATGACACCACGATCCGGTCGGTGGTCTATCTCGACGCCACCGAAGCGAACAACATGGATGCGGTACGTGAGGCGGGGCTGTGTACCGCTGGGACCCAAGGTGAGGGTAAACTGTTGAACCACGCGCTGGTCGGTCCCGAACCGAAGTCCTCGACGGTCGCGCTGACGGTCCGGGGCGCGCTGTCGTGGGAGGCCGCACAGTGACCGACAGCGTTACCCCCGGCGATGGGGTCCACGACATTGACCCCTATCTGACGAGCGGGGCGATCCGGTATGGTGCGGGCGACTGGGTTGTGCCGAGTGACCAAGTGGAGTTCGCCGACCACGAGGGGCTGACAGCCACGCCGCTCAACGCATTCGACGCCTCGCATTCGGCCAGCTCGATGGACGTGACGATCGACACCGGCGAGGCCTTCGTAGTGGGGTCATGGATCGGTCGCGACACGACGACGACCGTGACGCTCAATGCGCAGACGAGCAACCAGACGGTGTATCTGGGGTGGAAGAAGGGCACGTCGAACGCCGCCGTCGTGGGGCGCGAATCCGCGTTTCAGACCGGCTGGCCTAAGATCGCCATCTGGCAGTTCGACACCGACGGGTCGGGGGTAGTGGCGGCGCGCGATCAGCGTGCGGTCGGCGAGCAAATCGACGCGCGGAATGAGGGTTCGGCGGCGGCCGCGGACACCGCCGGGCACGTCACCGGGGCGAACGTCGACGGCCAGGTGTATAGCGCCGAGAACGCCGATAACGCCGACAACAGCGACGCGCTCGGCGGCGAGCCGGCGAGCGACTATCTGCGTTCGGACCGCAACGACAGCACTGCCGGGCGGCTCGGTGCGAAAGCTATCAACCTCAGAAACATCGAATTTGGCAACATCCAAAACACCGAAGGTGTTTTCGCATACGACAATTCCGAGGGGTTGAAATACTACCATAACGGGGGGTGGCGGCGGGTGTACACGTCGGATTACAAGCAAACGTCGGTCAACGGGTCGTCTATCCTTACGCGAGACGACGAAAGCGGCCTGAATGTGCACAGCGCCGACGACGCGGACAACGCCAACGCACTCGGCGGCGAGCCGGCGACGAACTATCTGCGGTCGGACCGTAGCGACACGATTTCAGGGAGGCTCGGTGCGGAGGCTATCAGGCTTGGAGACTACGATTTTAGCTACCACCCGAATGACGAGGGACTTTTGGCGTATAATGATCTCAGAGGGGTGAAATACTACCATAACGGGGGGTGGCGGCGGGTGTACACGTCGGATTACAAGCAAACGTCGGTCAACGGGTCGTCTATCCTTACGCGAGACGACGAAAGCGGCCTGAATGTGCACAGCGCCGACGACGCGGACAACGCCAACGCACTCGGCGGCGAGCCGGCGACGAACTATCTGCGGTCGGACCGTAGCGACACGATTTCAGGGAGGCTCGGTGCGGAGGCTATCAGGCTTGGAGACTACGATTTTAGCTACCACCCGAATGACGAGGGACTTTTGGCGTATAATGATCTCAGAGGGGTGAAATACTACCATAACGGGGGGTGGCGGCGGGTGTACACGTCGGATTACAAGCAAACGTCGATCGGCGGATCGGATATTCTCACTCGGTCCGACGAAAGCGAGCTTTCAGTTCAAAATAGTGACAGCCTCGACGGCATCGAGAGGAAGAAGATAGAGGGGACCCAGTCGGCGACGCTGCCGGTCACAGAACTGGCGGACAACGAACTCGAGTGGGTGACTATTAGACTGTATAACGACGTTTTCAGACTACTTGAAGTGAACCGGATCGGGAAGGATGGAACTATCAGTGACGAAGAGCGGTTTCACGTCCGGCGGAATAATTCGCCGAACTCATACAGCCTATACAGGCACACGTCCGGCTTGAAATCCCACGGGACGTACAACAATCCGCTCGCTGACTATGCGGGGACCGACAAGCTCCGTTTGCAGATCGAGAACCGCACCGGCTCACCGAGCACGTTCGGCGCACAGGTGAAGTTCACGGTTTACTAACACCTACGACGGCCCCCGGCGTCGCAGTACGTCGACCGCGAACGCGAACTCCCGGACCGGCGCGGGTAGCACCCCGACCGACGGATAGATAGGCGTGTGGATGCTACCTGGGTCACAACACCATGCCGAGCCACGACCACGAGCTGGCGGTGATCAGCGATTCGGGGCGCACCGACTACCGGTTCGAAGCGGTGGGGTTCGTCGAGCCCCTCGGACTCAACGACCACGACGAGGTGGACGAGAAGGCCGTCGTGGGGCACGTCAACGGCGGCACGGACGTGATCGCGTTCGACGGCGCGCCGAAGGGCCTCGCGTTCCCCGGCGACGTGGGCGATTACCGCCTCGAACTCGACGGCGAACCGATCGATCCGTTCCATCTCAACATGCGCACGATGCGAGTCGAGACTACTGCCGACAAGGCTCCCTATCGATTTGCGGTCGACGCCGACGGTCGGATCATCGGGTCGGGCACAACCAACGAGACCGAGGTGATCGGGCCGTCCGGCACGAGCGCCCGCGGTCGGGTCCGCGACGGCGAGGACACGTGGCACTTCGCGGGGGCGCTCGTTGCTGTCGACAGCAACCAGAACCTCACCGTGACGATTGACAACCGCGAGCTCGACGTGGCGGGGAACCCGCCGGTCGGGGCGATCTGACATGCCGATCCGGGCACCGGCGATGGGCGTGGAGCTCGCGGCGAGGACAAGCCCCTCCTCGGCGACCGAATCCGGGGCGTCGGGCGGCCAGAGCGATGGTCCGGGCGACGGTGGCGGCCCGCTCGTTCGCCACGGTATCGAGTTCGATCGCCGCGTCCACGCCGTTGACGATCTCGACTGGGACCCCAACGGCGACGAGACCATCTCCGTTCCCGACCGGGACGGCGTGCTCATCGAAGTACCGAACGGAACCTATCAGACCGGCCACAACGTCTTTTTCGGGACTAAGAACTGGGGGATCGTCGGACTGGGTGACGACGTGACGCTCCGGCCGCCGCCGGGCGAGTGTCTGCGCGCACTGCACGTCTCGTCGAACGACCCCGGCCGAAACATCCTCGTCGAGAACATCGAGTTCGACCAACGCGACGGTCTGCAAGCCGGTCTCGGTTGCAGCATTACCGTCCACGACGGGTTGGAGATCCACGACTGCTCACGGACGGGCGTGACCCCGAACCGCATCACTGCGGGACCGCCACTCGGACAGGAGCCGACCGGTCTGACGGCGAACGTCGTCGACGAGGACGGGTCCGGCCTGATTCGCAACTGGACGGATCACTGCGAGACCGAAGTTATCAGTTATCCCGGCAACGCACAGGGAATCAGCGTCTGGGATTCGTCGACGGGAACCGTCCGGATCGAGAACCCGTCGATCAGAAATCAGGGCGAGCACGCCATCTACGCTAGCAAGGCGAGCGCTGTGGAAGTCGTCGGTGGCGAACTGATTGACAATTGCAATACCAACCTCCGGATCGCTGGCAAAGGATCGTACGCCAGGGACTGTCGCATCGGCTACCAGCGCGACGCCGAGTACACGGATCACAAGCGCTCGAAAGGCCGGAAGGCGACCAAAATCGTCCGCATCGAGGACTCGCGCGACGGTGCCTCGGGTGGATATCTCGAAAACTGCGAGGTGTTCTGCGAGACCGACGGACTGGCGGCCTCGATGCTCGCGTTCGTGATGGGCAACACCGGCGGCTTCGAGTTCCGCAACACCACCTTCCGCAACGAGGGCACCGGGCAGTGGTGTGTCATCCAGGCCATCGGCGGCGGCTGGCGCGAACTCCACCCGCCGGGCGCGCAGTGGGTCCGGTTCACCGGGTGTGAGTTCTTGGGGGACGCGCCCGGAAAGCACGTCGTCGACGATCGCGGCGACGGTCTCGTGACGGTCGACTGAAAAGAAGCTGTTTTTCCGCGCTACTCGAAGTCGCCGAGTTCGTGGTCGTCGCGGTCTCGGCGGTCCCGGCAGGCCCGATCGGGCAGCAGGTGCGCGCCCGTCGGCGACCGAGCGGCCTGCGCGACGGTCATGTCTTCGACGCGCGACGCGGCGATCACGATCGCGTCCGGGTCGTCACTATCGTGGGCGTCGGTCATTCGCCGCCCCCATCATCACCCGGCTGCCACTCGCGAACATCTTCGGCGAGCGCTCGCAGCCACGGTTTGAGTTCGTCCATGTCCTCGCGGGCGTCCTCCAGTGTCGCGCCTTTCGCCTTCGCTTTGATTTTATCCTGGTCGCGCGTGCCCTCCCCGCGCTTGAGTTCGAGCTCGATACTGATGCCAACGTCCGTGCGCTCGACGCGCTCGGTTTCGTCGGCGCTCATAGTGGAGTCTCGTCGACGGGCGAGACGCCCCGGCGCTGGCACTCGGCGCACTGCTCGTCGTCGCCCTCGGCTTGCCCGTCGCAAGTGGAGCAGGGGTGGAGCGTGACGGTGCCGTGGGACTCGTCTTCGGAGCCACCGTCCGTGACGACGCCCTCGCCGCGGTCGGCATCCGCACCGATGCCGAGCCACTCATCGTGACCGCTCAGGCGACAGTAGACCACCCAGTGCCCGGGCGTCGCGGCGATGCACCCCTCACAGGGCAGCCCGCGCTGCCCCTCGTCGGTCGGACCGCCACACCCGGCGACATCGTGCGGGCACCCAACGTCGCGCAGGGCCGCGAGGACACGCGCCACGAGGCGGGTGTTGTGCGTCTGTCGATAGGCGTGGTGAACGCTCGCCCGCAGGGCGTGCTTGCACACGAACCGCTTCCCCCGGTGGCGGTAGTCGGGGCATTCGCACGTGCCGGCCTCAACGTCGACGAGGTACTCCGCGCCCTCGTGGCCGACGAGGTACTGTAGCTTGCCGGCGTCGCGAACGGTCAGACTCTCCGTGAGCGCTCGCGAGAGGCGGTCGGATTCGATGCTGCGGTCGTTACCGCTGGATTCAACAGCGGTGGTCGCTTCCATAGACATGGGTTGCTCCGCAACCCGTGGTCCGGTGCTTCAACACCGGGCCGTCTTACTGCGACGGTCTCGGGCTACAGTGAGTACTCTATGCTCCGGGGACTTAAGCTTGTTGCATAGAACAAGGTTGTCTCAAGGGACAACCCATAAGGCTGGTCGGATGCAACAAGCCATTGTATGAGAGCGGAGAACCGTGCCGGTATGGCGACAGGCCGCGCACTGATGACCGAGACCGAACGCGAGTATCTGGCGGGCGAGCATGGCGACCAGCGGCGCTACGAAGCGGTTTCCCGCATCCGATCGCGGATCAAAGGACCGCTGGCTGATGATATGGACTGGATAGAGCAGCACGCGCCGAAACTCCTCGAAGAAACGCGCGAGGTGGTCTGTGATGGGGAGTGACGACTCCGCAGATGCTATTGACCACGACTTGCTCGAAAAGGCGATCGGCGCATGGGGGACCGACCTCCAGATGTGGATGGCCGTTGAGGAACTCGGCGAGGCGCAGACGGCGATCGCTCGCTGGCAGCGTGGGCGCGGTGGACGTGACGCAGCGGTCGAAGAAATCGCCGACGCGATCATCATGGCCCATCAGATGGCCGTGTGCTTCGGCGAAGATGAGGTCGCTGAGGCAATCGGAGAGAAACAAGACCGGCTCCGCAAGCGGGTCTTGGAGGAAATGGATGCCTGAACAATCTCCAACAGTAACGTAACGCAGCTGCTATTCCTCACCGTCCTCCACTTTTGAGACCTCAACCACCCCGGTGTCCATGTGCGCGACGAGCTGCAGGTCGTCGCCCTGCTCGGCCTTGATCGAGTCGAGTATCTCCGGCGGGATCGTGAGGGTCAGCGACGCCCCAGCTTCCCGCAGCGATCGCTGCGCGCTCACGGTCTGAGCATCCGGATCGATAGTCACGCCTGGCATACCCATCCGCCTACGCTGGATAGGCACAAAGGCGTGCCGGTGATCTCGCCGCTTCCGAGCGGAACTGAGAAATCAAGCCCCAGCAGGTTACAGAAGGTTCGCGTAGAGATCATAATCCGAGACGCGGGTTGAGTCTTGGGTGCTGTACGCCAGAAGTTCGAGCGTGGTTTGCCACGACTCGCCCGCCGGGAGCTCATCAAGCGAGTCGAGCCCGTCGCCGAGTGCGATTCCATCCCCATCGTAAAACACGCAGAACACCGCCGGCGAGACGGTGCTATCCGAGGTGTTCTCCACGCGGAGGTCAAGCGCCGGCTCCTCGCCGGTCCGGAGGTTTTCCTCGGCAATGTTGAGCGGATCTGGGATGCCGAGCTCCGTCTGATACGTATCGGCGCTCGTGACCTCAATCTCGCCGCTGGCGGGCTCGGTGTCGTCGAGGTAGGGCTCGTAGATCTCCCAGCGCGTCCCGGGTTCGAGAAAGTAGATGCTGGCAGTCGATGTGTCTAAAATTGACTCCGAGTCGTCGTAGAACGTGACGCGGGCCTCCGGCAAGCGGAGCGTGTCGCTGCCGGTATTCTCGACGATCCCTGTCATGTAGACGTCCGTGCCGAACTCGCCCTCTTCGACGACGAGTTCCGAGTCCGAGACGGTCGTGCTCCCGGTCCCGCCGCTTGCCGTCGTCGCGGTTGCGGAGTCAGTGGTCTCGGTCTCCATCATCGCCTCGGTTTCAGTCTCCGTTTCGGTGCTTGTTGGGGTCTCAGTCTCTGTTTCAGGTTCGGTTTCGGCCTCCGTTTCGACCATTGTGGTCTCGTCGGCCGGCGGTTCGGTCGTCGCCGTGGCGGTCGGTTCGGCCGTCTCGGTCAGTGTCTCCATCTCGGCGGTCTCGGTCCCGTCGCTGCCGTTGTCCCCGCCGCCCTCCTCCTCCGAGCAGCCCGCCAGTACAGTCATCGATACACCCGCCAGCGCAAGGTAGCGTCGTCGTTGCATAGTCCGACTGATTGTGTCGGCGGGTTGTGTTAAAGGTATGGTGGCGACGGTCGGGGTCGCGCTTCCCGAAGATCAGAAGAAGGGAAATGCAGTTTTACTTCCGACGCGGTGTTGCCGAGGGTTGATGATGGGCATCCGTGAAGATTGTTGGCATGGATGAAGAGACGGGTGGGGGACGAGAAGTACCGGTCAAAAAAAGTACCGACGAGTGGTTAGCTGCTGTTGCAGAGGGGGCCGGACTGACAGAAACTGAGATGGCTCGGAAGTGTCTACGGTACGGGCTATTGAATTACGAGGCGGCAATTGACTAATCAGCCAGCATCGCCGCCATTTTCGGGTTTCCCTGGCCGTGCTCCGCGATGAACTCTTTCATTAGCACGCGGAGCACGTCACTGCGGTTCGCGTTTGGTCCAACCGCCTCCGACGCTCGCGCCGCACCAATCGCCTTGTCGAACTCTTCGACCACCTGTTCGTCGATCCAAAACGACACGTTTTTTGCTCCTTCCGAGCGGTCGTCGGACCCTCCACCCTGCTGTGCCATGTTGTCCTACAATAGTACCCATGGACTAATAAATCCCCTACTCGCTGGCGTATTATCGCACCCGTGGTACTGGATACGACCGCAATAACTTAGTTGGTGTAGTACAGTAGTATGTGCCATGTCAAGCCGTACTGCTGGGACAGAAGACGACAGCGCGGGAAAGCACGATCGAGAGAAGGTAAGCATCGAGTTTCGCGTCTCTCCTGAAATGAAATCCGCAGTGGGCGAACTCGTTGATGCCAACGACGAGACAGTGCGAAACGTCTCGCAGGTTGCGCGAGTGTTGGTCGCTTTCGCGCTCGCGAACGCCGACGAAGCGATCGAATACGGGGAAGAGAACGAGGTTTCGCTATGACCCGAGGAACCGCACGGGCATCGTCCTCCGCGACCGATGCAGGCGAAACGTGGCGGATTCTGCTGGGGGCCGGTGGATGAGTGACGTTCGTACCGCTCGCGTGACCGTCGACAAGGACGGCGACGTGGAAGTGCCCGAGAGCGTCGCCGAGGTCGTCGAAGAACACCGCGAGACGCTCGAAATCGTCGCCGAGGGCGGCACGATCACGACGGACGCCGACTCGCCCGCGCTCCCGCAGGTGATCGAGCGCGTCAACGCGCGAGGTGATCGGCGATGAATGCTGTTCTGAAACGCCCACGCATAGGGGAGCAATATTGCTATAGC